CCTATTTCCGGCGGTTTCCCGCTTACTATATTCAGATTTAATTATCTGACGGAACGGCATATATTTTTATTAATTCTTTTAATTTATTTATTATTTCTCGTTTACCAGATACTCCTAATACTTTTCCAATAGTTCGAGTATCCTTCACACCAACAAAATCAGCTAAATCATTTAAAAAAGTAAGTTTATTCATTTTACAATTCAACACAAGTTCTTGATTATTTTTAAGCCATTCTAATATTTGAGAATATCTCTCATCTTTTACTTTTGCATAATTTTCTATATTAACTTGTGTTGCAAGTTTTGCTTTCTCTAGTACTTCTTCATGTCTAGCTTTTTGAGAACACTCTTGAGAACAATATGTTCTTTGTTTTGCTTCCCAAGGTTTAAGTTTAATTACTTTATGACATATAGGACATTCAAAATCAACAAAATTTTCTAAAGCACGTAGTTTCATAGTTTCAGTACCTTTACGAAGACCTTCCTTCATTTTAGCAGCACATTCTTCATCTTGCCACTTTAATTTAGTAGTTTCTCCAATTTTAGCTTTAGTTTCATCAGTACAAGTACCTCCATTATTTCCTCCTGCCTTTAAGTTATATCCTTTTTCTTTATTTTGAGAATCGTATTCTTTAATATACTTAATTTCTAATTCATTAAGTAAATCTAAATCATCACACTCCTCTAAAATTTCCCAAGTAAAAGAATCAAAACCATACTTTATTAAAGCATTGTGAAAATAATTATCGTAATAATTAGTTCTATTACAATCTCTTTGATGTTGACTTTTTCTATATTCTAAAGAATTAATAGTCTATCCAATGTAAACTTTTCCGTTAATCTTGTTGGTCACTTTGTAAATTAGCATAATATAAAATTTAAAAATTAATATTGGACACTCGTGGTAACATTATATTTATTCAGTTACTATGCTCTACGGTGATAATTCGCCTTTCGCAATCGAATTATTTACCACGGTATTATCAATGCAAATATACAATTTCCTTGTAAATTAACAAAATCCATCAGTGGTTAATTTTATCTTAGAAATAAATATTTGTTTAGACTTCACCGTTTTTGCCCAATTTTACTGCGGCAAACTTACCTACCGCAGGGATTGCAAGTCTCTATCTGATAACTATCTACATATTCCATTAAATTGTAATTCCTAAACCTTTCTGTAAAGATAACACCAGGTTCTGCAGATTTCCATGCGGATTCACAAATAGCATTAAATACCTTTTGATATTCGAGATTAAACTCTAATGACCTCATAAAGGCGTCTGAACATTCTACAGATAGATTAGCTTTTGTAATCTCATTAGGATCTTCTTTAATTTTAATGAAAGTAAGAGCTTCTGGATGTAAAGCATCAATAGACATGAGTAAAGCTCCTTTACGACTACCACCTTGAGAGATACTCTCGGTAACAGTATTAAAAATATGCATAAAAGGAACAATACCATCAGATTGATATTTATTTCTAATCAGAGAACCTTTAGGTCTAATTTTAGATAAAGACAATCCTTGTCCTCCTTGAGCTTTAAATGTAAGAGCTATTTTACTAGCTACATCCATAATCCCATCCAAAGAATCAGGAACATATCCAATTGAGTAACAATTAGAATAACTCCCAGAACCTTCGATACCTCGATTAGCTAAAGTACGACCTCCAAATATAAATTTGTGGGCTAGAATTAAATCAGAAATATCTTTATTTCCGCCACTAACTCTATAAAGCCAATCTTCAAATGATTCATTCTCATGGCGATATTTATTGTTCCAAATATCGTATGATAATTGATTCTTATCTAACCATTCAAATGCTTTAGTGTCAAAATTGCTATTATTTTCCATATAACATTATATATAATTAATAAAAATACATCTTCAAATTTAATCATTTTAAATTAAATCTCAAAATGTATTATATATTCATTATATTTTTAACGAGATATGTTTTCTCAAACCTATTGACTAAATCCGCCTTCTTACCATTACAGATTAAGTCAGTAAAGCAATTATAAACATCAAATCCTGTAACAATACCATTCTCTGTATAATAATCAGAACCTTCATTATAGAAAAGATTCTTATATACTTCTACGGGAAGAGTTTCAGATAATTTAACTTTTCCTGCTGCTGTACTGAATGAATTTTTAGAACCAAGACAGTTATCAATCCAAGTACCTACTTGAGTATAACAATCCTCTTTACTAAACTCTTGATTAGAAAGTGTTTCTAAAGTGGCATGAATAGCATCAGTCATAGATAAACAATGACCTAGGAAAGAATAATCAATGGCAACACCTGGCTCTAGTTCTTGTACAAGTAGAGCATTCGGATTAAATACACACAGATTTAAACAAGCTGAACGAATTGCTCCAACATATTGTTTAACAATAGGTTTTCTTGTATCTAATGCATATACAAATCCAACTACTTGTTTATGACCTTCAAACTCATATTCATTAGGAAGAACAGCCTCTACATTAACTCTATTATAGGTAATATCTTCCATATTAATTTCACCTTCTTTAGTTAGAGTGATTTGATCTGGAAGTTTTACTTGCACTCTAAAGTCATTAGTATATTTAGACATTCTATCTAAGAATGGTTCTATATATGCTTCAGTTGCAAGATATTCTTTACCTTTAATTTGAGTTGCTTTTCCTTTTAATAGTTCCTCAGTTGTTATTTCCATATTTAGAATGAAATAAAAAGAGGGATTCCGAAGAATCCCTCTAATTAATTAGTCAATATAGTTGGCAAATGAAGTAAGATTTTGTAAAGTTTCTTCTTCACTTTCCTCCCTTATCTGATAGATTGCTTTACGAATAGCATTATAGTCATCTTCATCAATATCATAGTGACAAGCTTGATGACTGTTTATGTTAAAAGCAAGCTTATAAAGATCATCTGACCATTTATCAACACTTATATAAGAGTTTGTGCCATAATTAAATGAGATAAATAGATTTATACCTCCCTCATTTACGTGAGGATTTAATTCTGGATGGTTATGTACTCTTTCAAGTGCTGATAAAACTAGTTCAACAATTTCACTCATTTGCAAACTTTTTAAGTTTCTCAATATAATACTTATCGTATTGTTCTTTAAGTTCCATAAAACTTAGCTTCATCTCAATATAATCTTTTTCAGAAAGACTCTGCTTGAATATATAAACAGAGTTTACTGAGATACGCAATTCTCTAGGAATATCATTAAAATCTTTTAAAAGCTGAAAGTTAATAGCTTTATCTTCTGCAATCTTATAAGCTACATAATGCTCATCAACATACTGTATTTGATCAAGATTTGATGATAACTTACTTAAAGTTAGATGGATTAATGATTTAGCTTCTGACAGTTCCATTATTATTCATTTATAAAGTTATTAAATTTATTTAAGCAGTATTCTTCAACCTCATGTTTTAATAAGGCAATATGACCCCTTAAACGAAAATAATCTTCTATATCAATATATTCATCTATCATCTTTGGCAAAGGACCAGCAACTGGATATATTAATAATGTAAACTGGTCTACCTCAGGCTCTTCAAGATACATACAAAACTTTAAGCCATCAATACAAAATCTGACATCTAAATCAGCTATAGAAATAACTTGGTCAAGATGATTTTGTAAAGTGTCTAAAAGTTTATGAGCCTTTTTTACATTGTTCATTTAGAAATTCTTCTAATTCGTTTATACCAGCCTTTCCAAGTTCTTTTTCAAGATGTGTTAAACGATATTTAAGTCTTGCAAAGGTTTCTTCATCAATCTTTTCTGCTACAGTCCAATAATTACCGCAGTTAGGTGCGACAGGTCCAAGAGATCTTAAGACTGTCAATAAAGGTCCTTTCTTAGAATTATCACTTATTTGAAAACAAATTTCTTTTTCTGGAAATTTTGAATCAAATATAATACATCTAACAGATGTAGCATCTACATAAGTTATACATTCTAAATTATCTTCTAGAATGTCTAATACTTTATCAAATATTTTTACGTTAGTCATTTATAAACTCGTTTAGTTCGTCTAAATGAAATCTATCAAATATTCTCCTAAGTTGTATGACACGATAACGAAACATTGCGAAAGTTTCTTTATCGATTTCTTCTGATATTATAACGCTACTTTCCTCTGTATGGGGTATGGGTTTAAGAATATCTAATGAATAATCTTGTTTCCCCGTAAGCCATTCAGTTACACTAAATGTAAGTTCCTTTATTTGTGATTTTGAATTAGGTAAAACAAACCTGACAGTACCATCAAATATCCTAGTCACATATTCTATGTGACTTTCTAATGTATCCAGAAGTTTGTCAAATATTTCTACGTTATTCATTGTCTTGTCCTTTAAGATATTCGTCGAGTTCTTTACGAGTAATACCTTCTAATGCCATACATTGAGCTTTAGAAAGATAATTAGTACCTTTATAGGTTACTTGTTTTGCATTTTTGTTTGGCTTGTAAGTGCCAAAAGCATACTTCTTCAATTCTTTGTTTGTCATAATTTTATTCTTTTATATTAGATATTTAATTCATAAGTATCGGGATCGATATGATAAGTTTCTAAACAATCCCAGGAACATACCATAATGTCGCAATCGAAATCTAAGTATTTCTTTTCAACCCAGTAATCTTTGACTTCTTCTATTGGCACATGTTCCATAATATAATCTCTACAAGCTTTTAAACTTCTAAAGATAATGAGAGGAATGTCAAAAGTATCATATGCGTTGTATAATACATATATATACATAGCTACATATTTTCAAATGTTCCACTTAATAAATTGTTGTCAATTATAAGATCATAAGATACTCCATAAGAGTTTCTAGAGAAATTATAATTGGAATAATCAGATGCTCCAAATAAACTCAATACATTTCTGTAAGTAAATCTTCTACAAGCATTTGTATTCTCAGAGTGCAGATCTCCTTTTACAATATGAATATTATCTTGCATAAGACCTTTAGAATTAAGCCATTCATAAAGCATTACTTTAGACTTGTCATCTAAATTTAACGGAAGACCTTTCTTACAGAATTGATCATCTTTACCATGAGCACACACAAAGGTATGAGTACCTAGTTCAAATACTCCATAAAATTCTTCCCACAATGTAGTCTTAATGTCTGGAAATTTAACATTAATCATTGCAAGAAGAGCTTTATTACATATATATTCAAAATTACCTCCATGATTACCACAGGGAACTGAATATACATTAATCTGTTGACCAACAAACTTAGAACTAATAATAGACTCAATAAACCATAGAATTAATTCTATATAACTATTAGCTTGCTCCCTTGGATCCATACTTTCAGGCATTTCATGGTCCAATCTAGCAGTTTTACCAAAGACTCCAGAACAATCTACATTATCACCCATAAGGACAATATTTAGATTATCAACTTGACCAAAACCTTTTAGTTTAAAGAGAGCCTCTTTTAGTCTTCTCTTAGCTTCTTCAAGTCCATAATCTATATTCTCTTTATAAAGTGCTCCAGAATTTAACTTAGCTCCAAGATGAATATCTGATAAATAAATATTCATGTCTTTATTAGTAGCTGGAGAACGTTCAATAGTTACTGGAATAATATTCTCCGGAATAGCTATAGGGAGATCAGCCTTTTCTAGCTTCTTTTTGAGTTCTATATTCTCTTGAGCATATTTCTTAAGAAGTTTCTCATTGTTTTTAATAATGTCTTCTTCAGCTTTTCTAAGGAAACTATTCTCCTTTTCTCTAAGCTGTATTTCTCTTAGCTCCTCCTCAGTCTTTTCTTCAAACATATGAGGAGCAAAAGGAGCGGAAGCTTTAGTAATATTAAAAACTCTAAGAAGTCTCTTAAAGTCAATCAGTGATAACTCCGTGAAATATCTAGATACTACTCTCTGAGTTAAGGAATCTCCATAATAAGAATAGAGGCGATAAACTGTATCCATTTCTTCTCTAGATAATTTACCACAAAGTGGTGCTTTACCTTTTCTAAAGATGGCATACTTATAATACCTTATCTTTCCTTCACTATCTCGTTCATAACTTATATCTGCTGTATAATCAGTTTCTACATCTTCTTCGGCTACAACCTGTGGAATTTCCACAGCTTCTCCGTTCTTTCTATGAGTAATCTCATTATACAAAGAAAGGAGTTCTGATACCATATCAGACTCCTCCTTATTTTGTTTTCTTGCTGCATATATATAGTCATAAATACTTTGGGCATAAATACCATACACTTCACAATAAGCTTTGATACTTAGTCCGCTGACTTTAATGTCTTGTAGTAATTTTAGATATTTTTTGAGTGTTTTTTGTTTCATTAGAGGTAGGTTAAAGCTGTTACGCTGTTAAAAAGAAATGGGACAGTATCCTTAGATACCATCCCATTCATGAATAAATAGAAATATGTAATTTTTAGAGCTAGAAGTATTAGCCTCTCTCTACGCCGAATACCAAGTAACGACCTTCACGTGAACTCTTAGAAGGAGCATAGTCTACTGTAAATGCAGTCGGCTCACCTTCAAGAACTTGTTTAGTGTAAGTACACTTCAAGCTGCCTTTGAACCCTTTCTTTACATACAGATTCTTAGCGATTTCTTTAGCCTTAGCTTTAGTTTCACTAGTTTCTGCAAGTACAGCACCAGTAGCACGATCAATAATTTGGTAAACTGTTTTATAATGACGAGTACCTTTTTCATTCTTTACATCGTGGATTGCATAGGGGCGTTCACGAGTGTCAGCAACGGCTGATTCAAGAGTGATTGAGAAACCTACACCTGCACAATTCTTTGATTTCTTAGCAAGGTAGTCAAGCATAAACTGTTTCTTATCAGAGTCAGTTACACCATTGGTTTGTTTTTGACGCCAGATTTTATATGCTTGTGTTGCATCACCCATAATGTCGAAAGGAGCTTTAGCGAGTGCTTCTTCTTTAGTTGCGCCAGATACTTCGAGTCTCTTAAAATTCATAATTTGTGTCATAATTCAATAAAATTTAAAAACATTAATTCATATTTAACATCTTCATTAACTCTGTACAAATTTACTACTTTTTATTGAACCTTCAAAATAATAAACTGTAAAAGAATCTAAAATTTTCTTGAATTTGTATCTATCATCTTCCCTTCATTAAGGTACAGCAAATATAATATAATAATTAAACTTACCAAAATAGGTAACAGCTTTTTTAACTGTTAAAAGATGTTAATGGATTTAATCTTCACAAACTATTAATTATATCTATAAATCTATTAAAATGGGAGTCTATTATCCAACAATTCCTTAATTTTTGCAGGAATTTTTTTGTCCTCTATTCCAAAAGTTGGAAAAGTAGCACACCCATATGCAAAGTCGGAGCAGATAACTGCTAGACCTTTTAAAAAGTTCTCAGAGGATTTCCCTTTATCTATTTCATAAAGAGTTTTCCAATGAGTCCAATCAGGTTTTTTCTTTTTAACCTTATCAGTAATGTAACATACAAGGCTAATTAGTGCAAATTTATTAGTAATATCTGCTCCAAGAGAATCAAGGGAGAAATACTTGGTATATAAAGCTTGTAATTCTTCATATGGAGGGGTTGTAATTATGTCCATATTCCAAAGTCTTTATAATCAGATGCTACATTTATTGCTACTAATTTAAGTAATTTTCTAAATTCTTCCCATCCTTCTCTATACATAGATTTAGTCATAGGTAGAACTTTAGTATAATGCTGAGGTATAGTAGAAACTACTAAATAATTTCCTTTTACAGTTGGATTATCCATATTATAGAATTTCTTAGCACATAAACTAAGTAACCAACTATACATTGCAATCTCACGGTTATAGTGAAATTTAGCTATATTATTCTCCATTTCTGAAACTATCTTTCCAATAGTTTTTACATCATTGACAGTAATAGTATTGGTATCAGTATCAATTGAATAATGATCAAGTTTAGATTTCAACCTTAATTTAAATTTGTCATTATCATTTTCTACTAATACATCTAATAGAATTGCTTGTTCTGTTTCAGATAATGGATCATTAATTAAGCCAGTAGGATATAACAATTCTCTAACTTTCCTATTATTATTTAAAGCATTGACACAATTTGTTATTATTTCTCTGCTTTTTGGATCATAATAAAGAACTTCTTTATTTCCTTTATAGTGACTCTCAAAGTCACTCCTATCTTTCCAATACTGACTACATTTGTTTCTTACTTCAGTAAGTCGTGTAGGAGACAACTTACCTCCATAATAGTCTACAATAGTAGCTTGCTCTATAATATCCTCATCTGTAATCTCTCCAGATTTTAAATAAGGATAATATAGTTTATCAGCTAAAGCTCCCATTTTAGCAGTAGGTTTATCAACTATATTACACATTTCAAATAAATCTCCCTGTAATATTAGTTCATGGACACCACTACCTAATTCAAATGCACTACTAAATGAAGACTTAAATCCATTGAAAAACTTCTCTGGACTTCCATCTTGATCTGGGTTTATTAAGCTTAATCTAGAATTACTTATATAATTAGAATATTTCTTTGAAAAATATTCTGCATCACTAATCTTCTGTAAACATAGAGTGTCAATTAATGGTGTTATTTTTAACATAGTAACTCTTTAAAATATGGAAAAATAGTATTTCTAAACAACCAATACGTTTCCTCTATTTCATCTTTATCAAGAGAATATAGTCTACCTACTGGTCCCCATTCTTGATTATTAGGAGTGTCTAATAATAAGCAGGGGATTCCTTTAGAATTTAAATCTATAAAAACAGAAAGACTGTCATCTATATGAAGATGGCAGCCTCCCATTTTTATTTTACTATACTTACTTAATCCATATCCATGTATTTGATAAATTGGAGCTTTTGGAAACATTTTACTTTCTAAATACTCCTTTATCCATTGTTTTCTGATAACTCTAGCAGTAGTATACTGCTTAGGAGTCCAATTTAACTCATTGATAACTGGGAGATTCATCCAGAAATCTTTGTCGTTAATTAAGATAGTGTTTACATGTTTTGTAATTTCAGAACTACTTTTAGGCATTCCAAATCTGGACAAATAAGGTCCATAGAAATCACATAAACAACCATCTAAATCCATGGATACTCTTAGATTCATAATTCTTCTAAGTCTTTTATATCACCTATTAGAATGTCATATTTTGAGTCAGCAACTTCTACAAAATCTCTATAATTATCACAGTCTTCGATTTCGTACATGTCAGTCAATTCTTCCATAAGTTTATCTTGACAGTCAAATCTAGATTTGGCGGATATAGTATGAGTCCATATATTTCCTGACGATATATCACAAATAGGAATTACATATTTGTTCATTTGTTTTTATGATAAGTCTCCAATAATTTATAGAATAAATCCACGTCCATTACAGCTAATGTTCCTTTACTAATGGTTCCAGCTTCAGCACTCTTCTTCCATATCATAACTAGCTCTCTAGGATCCGTGCATTCTGATCTAATATTAAAGTAATTAGGAAAATTAGAGTAGTGTTTAGCCTGAATAGCTACTTCTAATTCTCCATTGGTATCTGCAATATCTACTTTATTATTATCTAATTTTTTAGACTCTCCAGCAGACCTACATACTCCAGAATATCCAATAGCTTTGAGTTTCTCCACTATTTCATATTCTAAATCTTTACCTTTGTTTTTAGATTTTTTAGCACGAAAATGAGCTGCAGTTTTTGGATCTAACCATTCAAATAATGTTTTATCCTTTCCTCCAGTACCAGGTTTATTACATCTAATCTTTATAGATGCAATACTTACTCCTGTTTCTTTACTAGCTTCTTCTATTGAAGAAAATTCCTTAGTAGTTCCATTTTTAAAAGTAGCTTTACAAGAAGTATTCAATTCTTTCTATGTTCTTTTAGCCATAATACAAAATTCTTAATTAAGTTTAATGTTTCCTTTCTTCCATGATCTTTATAATAATCACTAATATCCTTAGAGCCGTAACTTCTTGGTATCCAAGTATATATTAACTCAGGATGAAGTCTTTTTAACTTAGACATAAAAGTAATTCCAGTATAATCATTATCAAATAAGACAATAATATTCTCGAATCTCTCTTCTAAATCTTTTAACACTGTATCACTTATAAATTGAGTTTCTGAATTAGGTGCAATTGCAGTTATACCCATAGAGTATAAACACATTACATCTTTCATAGCCTTAGTTATTACAAGTAACTTTCCTTTTTTAGGTAACTGATCATATCCTTGTATTTTCTTAGTAGACCAGTTAGTTATAAAACGAAAAGAAGTTCTTTTAGGAAAATAAATTCTCCATAGCTCTAAACCTTGATACTTCTTCCCATAATATCCATATATAGGACAGTGTTGTTGAGACTTGGCAAATAGTTGGTCATTTAAAAATACATGTTTACAAGAGTAAACATCAAACTTCTTTAGAATGTCCAAAGTTATACCATACTTCTTCCACCATTTTAATTCTAAATCAGTGAAATCTTGTATTTCAACTTGGATTTTAGACATTTCTTTATCTTCTATCTTAATAGGATTTTCATTAATTTTTCCAGGATTCCGAGTAATAGAGTTATCCTTTATTAATCCAAAATCATTTGCAATTATCTTAAGTGCTTCATAATAATTACAACTAAATAGTGCTTCTACAACTCCAAACACGTTAAGATGTTGACCAGTTGCAAAATCTTTAAAGATTAAATATCCAGAACTATTCCTATAAAAACTACAAGTGGGCTGCTTATCTCTCCGTAGAGGAGATCTAAACAGTCCATGTTTTATAGGAACTTTTAAATAATACTCCATTATTTGTTCCTCGGAAAACCTAGAAAGAATTAACTCTTTGGTTACTTTGGTTTCAAACTGGAAATTCATAAAACATTGTTTTTAATGTGATATACAAATTTATAAAATTTCTAGTAAAAACCAAAGTCACCTAGATATATTATAGAGATTAGAGGAGGGAATCAAAATCAATCTCCTCAGAACCTGCGGAAGCAGTATCAACACCAAAGTCATTAGCTTCAGAGCGTGCTGATCCCATAGTTGTAGGAGTAGCATTTAGATACTCCTTACGACGAAGTTCCTCATTAGCTGAGAAGAATACTTTCTCTCCAAGGAAGTTATCACAAGTAAATCTTTCACCTTGTTTGTTAATAGCAACAAACTTAGGAAGACATGCTTGTACAGTACCATCTTGTTGAGTCCTTCCTGTAAGCTTTAGTTTAGTTTCCTTACCTTTTGCTTTATCAGTTATTTTGATAAAAGCATTTGCAACATCATCAAAGCTTTTAAATTTTGCAGATGCTGCTTGCATTTTAGCAAATCCTTCTGGATTTAGTACACTTGCTACTTGAGCAATAAAGGTCATAGTTCTATCAAATGAAGAGGCTCCTTGATAGTCATGTCCCTCTTTGTTCTTATAAGTAGGACGAATATCATCTCCTTCTTTAGGGAAGAAGATAGATTCCTCATAATAACCATCCTCACCATCAAATCTAACTTTAAGAATAGTATAAGATTTGCTAGGATCTTTCTTTCCCTGGACAGTATCAATACGTGCTCCAGAGAATTTTACATTATAGATATCCCAGGGTTTAAGACGACGTTGTACACTAGATGTTGCTTGAGTTGTAGCTAAGGAACCAAAATTAAATTCAGACATATATTTCTTAAATTAGAGTTGAAAATAGGATGAATCTACTTCTTCTACGTTTGAATCTTCTCCATCTAAAGCTGATAAATCTAAATCGAATGGTAGATTTTCATCTACTTCGTCTACTGAAATATTTTCATCACCACTTGGTGGTGCTGCCAATTTAATATTTCCTGTAAGGATAAATAATCCTTCTTTTGTTGCATGAGGTTCAATGCAGAAAATAGAGCCATACTTAGAAAGTTCCTCATTTTTACTTCCTCTGCAGGCTACAGTGTTACTTTTAGTAAGTTTATTACCTCCTTTAGTACCAAAAGCCTCGTCAGTTCCTATTACAGGAACCATAGCCTTACCATCCTTCTCATACTTAATGTCCAACTTACTATCAGGAGTAAGGTGCATAAGTTCAATGGCAGCAGAATTAAGACTATACTTATTATCTTCCAATACTAATTCTGGAGTAGAACTCTCTTCTTTCTTAGGTTTCTTTTTAGGTTTCTTTTCTTCAGTAACCTCGAAATTAGTTTTGTCTACTGTACGGTTAATACACTTAGTAATCATTTCACCAGTTTCAGTATTCACTGTAACTTGGTACTTTAATGTAATGGTAAATTCTTCAATAATAGGATCCATTATTCGCCTTCATTATATGCATCAATTACTTTAATAATCTCAGCAACATCATTATCAATCAATTGTTCTTCAAACATACCTAGAGGAGTTTTAGCTACATGTTCCCCATCCGTATTGGTAAGGAATTTGTACTCCATTTTATTATCTCCAGGTATTGCCATAGCATAAAATACATAAGTAAATAAACCCTCAGGAGTAATCTTCTCATTAACCATTTTACCAATAGTCTTAAGAGACCAGTGAGGATTCATAGCATCTCCTACGTTTTCACTATGACCTGTAAAGATTAACTTAATGTCATCTCTAATCAAATCAGCTACTCTTAGAAGATCAGTGAAGTCTCCACCAATATCAGAAAACTTAGTAAAGCCAGTTTCACTACGTCTGTCCATATATTCAAATGACATTGTATATTGCACGTCCGTGTACACCTTATATTTTTCAATATAAGCCCGACTATATCTTAATTTAGATTGTATCAACAATATAATTATTACATGAAAACGATCCGTTATATTTCTTTAACCACTGATTAACAGCAGATTTAGATATACTTAAATACTCAGCAATTTCTTTTTGTTCTATTAATCTAATTACTTCCTCCCCATCTTTAGTAATCTTATATTTAAATGGAGATACATACTCGGAAATATTTATTTTATCAGTTAATGCCCAAAAGAACCTCTTATATTCAGTTTTATTTTTTATTGCTTTATCCAACGCATG